AGTCAAACTTTGACTACATGTAGGACATTGATCATTGGTTTCATAGAACAATATATCGTCTTTCAAACGCCTTATTTTCGTTTCTAGACTGCTTTCAATGACCGAAACCTTACCTAACTTCTTTTGTAACTTGTCATGATCTTTAACGCTTTCTTGTAATTCTTCTATCTGTGATTGTAATGTATCTATTCTAGCTTTATGTCTTTGAATATTATCTTTTGCTTTTTTTATTTCATTATCATTAGCATCTATCTTATCTGATTGAGACTTTCTTATCTCTTCAATAAATTTCTTTTGTACGTTTATCTTTTCTTCAGTTAATTTAACTTGATACTTTAACTCTTGTACTTTATTCTTATTGTCTGTTACTTTATCTTTAAGTAATATATTCATTGCAGAGAAGATCTTAATATCTAATAAGTCTTCAATAATTTCTTTTCGTTGAGGACTTGTAAGTTGCATGAATGGAATAAAACTACTTGATCCAAGTATAACTATTTGTGTAAATGATTTGAAGTTTAATTTAAGAATATTAGTTTCTAAAAAATCTTGATAGTCTCTACTATCTCCTGTTTGATCAACCAACTTATCATTAATGTATATTTCAAAAGGTTGTGATCCATATGTCTTTATAGTTCTATGAACTTTGTAATGATTTTTACCAATACTAAATTCACATTCTATACTAGCGCCTTTTTGATTGACACTATTTACCAATTGTTTCTTTGAAACTTTTCTAAATGGTTTGGAAAACAATACATAACATAATGCATCAAGTATAGTAGACTTACCACTACCATTTTCTCCAACTATTAATGTATTAGATGACCTGTTAAGAAGAACTTCCGTCCATGCATTTCCAGTACTTAATATATTCTTCCAACGTATTTTCTCAAATATAATCAATCACTCTACCCGTCATAATGTAAAGCCTCATTATACAACGAACCTATGAGTGAGGTCAACTTCTTTTTGTCGACCGAAGTATCTAATCCTTCGATATATTTTCTCATTATTGTCATGGTATCCTCAGCTTCATTAATTAATTCATCTTCATTAGTTTGATCTAAATGTTTGTGATCATCAACTATTGAAATGTTTTCAGGATTAGATTTATAAATCTTTTCTATAAACATATCAAACCAATATGGGTTTGTTTTGTTAATTGTTACTACTTTTACATATGCTCCATTAAGTGAGTCAAAGTCGTAGCTTGTTAATTCTTCTAAATTCTTTTTCTTGTCATCATAAAATATTTTATGAAACATTCTGTGTGGGTTGTGAATAAATTCAAATGTTCTTGTATCTGTATCAAATATATGAAAACCCTTTTGATCGTTATAATCACTCCAAGTCATTTCATATGGTGTACCAAAATAATGTATGTTGCCTTGTCTACTCTTTGTATGAAAATGTCCACTTCCAACTACATCAAAGCCTTCAAATACTTTAGCTTGTAATCCACCTTCACTTTTCATATCTTTATTCATATAAAAACCTTCTATATCTAAATGACCAAATAATACTTGTGCTTTAGTATTTTTTATATGTGTCATACAATGATTATAATTTGAATTGTTTATCCAAGGCATCATGCACATATCACAACCTTCTATATTTACGGTTTGTGGTTCAGCATAAAACTTTGGATATGGTTGTCCTTGATGTACTCCAAACAACTCCTGCATACTATTTACTTCATTTGTATTTTTATATGGAACATCATGATTACCAATAAGGACATGAAGGTCAATGTTCATCTTTTTTAAGCGAAAGATAAAATCATTTTTGAGGCGATTAAGAATAATATAATTGATAAATTTGCGCCTATCAACGATATCTCCCACCTGGATAACTGTTTTGATATCAGGATTTGCCTCAAGATAGGGAAAGAAAATATTATCATAAAACTTGAAAAAGTACTCAAGAAAAGCAATACTATCATTTCTTGCTCCAAAATGACAATCCCCCAAAATTAAAACTCGTGCCATGTTTGTGATTGTACTCCATTATAAATTATTAGTCAACATCATATCTATTTTTTTTTCTAACTCTTTGAGTTGTTCTCCAGATAACATTGATATCTTCTTCATTATATCTTCTTTTCTGAAAGTTGCTATTCCCATTCTTCCACTTTCAGATTTTTCCCAAGTCTTATAATTTTTATTTTTTCTTTTAATTCTTTTTGCTTCACAATTGATACAACTATAGTTAGTAGTAAATCTTAAAGTATTACCACAGTTCTTACAAGGTGCACCATTATAATGAATTAAACCTCTATGGTATGCTTCATATCTTGCACCTCTGTTATGACTACCTTTATTTGATTTTGCCACTCTCGTATAGATATTTTCTATTATCTAAATGTTCTTGTTTAATATCATCTTTGCTTTTACCTGAATAAGCAACACCTATTTTATTTCTTATCATATATTCATTGATTGTTGTTTGTCTATCTTGCTCAGGATCATAAACTACAAACTCTCCTAACACTCTTCCAAACTTACCTACTTTATCTTTATATGTTTTAAGAGTTTGTGAACTATCAACAGGAAGAAAAGTTTCAACACATTGCTTTGCATATATTCCACATTTTTTTTCTTCAAGGTCTCTAGTTCTACTTTCAGGTGTATCTATTCCATAAAGTCTTACTCGTTCATTATGAATCCAAATACCAAAACCCAAATCAATATCGACATCAACAGTGTCGCCATCAACAACCCTTTTGATTGTACATCTGTATTCGTGCATCTTTCCTCCTTAATTATTATTCCACGTTCAAAGTCTGCAGATTGAAACTGCTTCATATTAATCTCCTTTATGTTGGGTTTCGTATACTTCATACCAAACTAGCTGTTCCTTTTTGTTTTGAAACATATTGAACTAAATCAGTATAACCACCTACATAATGTTCATCATCCCATATTTGTGGAACAGTTTTATAATTATTCTCAAGTAACATTTGTTTTGCTTCTTCGTTTTCACTAATGTTTATTTCAATAAAAGGTATATTGTTTACTGAACAAAGATCCTTAGCTCTTGTACAATAACTACAAGTTTTCGTTCCATAAATTTTAATCATATGAATACTCCTCTGGCACCTTTCCATAGCCGACAACTCTATCCCATTCTCGTTGAGTATATCTATTACTATGCTTTACGTTTTTTGACTTTTTTTCTTTTGTTCTTTTCAAATTCATCTATAAACCTATTCATATATTCTTGTGTCCATTCACTAACTTTAATCTCATCTTTGAACTTACCATCATTTTTTCCAGTATCATGTTCTTGCTGTTCTACTGTTGTATCAAATAAGTTTGTATGTTCAGATAGTTTAAACTTAACAAATAAATTCTTCTTTTCCTTTTGGATCCTTCTCAAGAATGCAAAATATATTATTTGAGTAAAGTATGCAAAAGGATTGTTGCTCTTATCTGGATTGAAGTTATCTATATATTGTAAACAATTTTCAATACCATCACTTATCATTTCTTCTTTAAATGTATAATTAACAAAGTTTGGTTTTCTAGCTAAATGTGTTGCTATCTTCATTATACATTCACCTACATACGTTGGTACTATAGGTCTTTCTTTTTGATTTTCATTTGCTTCTTTTACCAATGATCTGTATTTAATCATTGCAGCTAAAAAATCTTTATTATTTACATATTGTTGTTTTGCTCTACGTCCCATAATTTAAATATACCTTTTATTTTTTTTTAAGTCAACCGTTGACTTTTGTCATTTTTTTTGTATAATTGGCTATGTAGCCAGGAGGGAAGGAAGAAAGTATTAATGAATAGTATTCTTATCCTTATCTCCAAGTTCATCCATAAGCTCATCTAGCCTTGATTGTTCATCCTCCTCTATAGTTTTCTTAAACATCTTTCTTAACTTTGCAGCTGTCTTAGCTACTTCTTCATTCATTTTCTTTGGTACTTCTTCTTCTATAACTTGTCCTGTAATAGCTACAGCTTTTTCGTCTTGTGGGTCACCAGTCTTTTTAAAGTTTCTAATTCTAGCTTCTGTTTTATGATAATAATCATACATAACTGATTGACAGTTTGATACAGTTATAATGTGTCTTTTGTTTATAGGTATACGTTGACCATCTTCCCATGGTAACCATTTAACAAGAGCCATACTTAATACACCTATTTGTTCTATTATACTAACCTTTTGTGGATTGATAACAATTAACTCTCCATTTTTTATAGTCTTCATATCAACTTGAGCCACTATGTCATCACCAGTAGATAATTTTATGTATTTAATTGGATGCATTTTTCTATATCTCCTTACTATAGAACTTATAGTCAAATCTCTCTTCATTATATATTTTAATCCTTTCAGAAAAATGTTTCAAAGTATAATTGATACGACTTTTATAAGTTAGATCATCACTTATATCTATCAATCTCGCTTTTTCTTTTGTTTGTGATTTGCGGAGTCCTCTTCCGATACTTTGGAGGTTCCTAATTTTAGACTTAGACGGCGAAGCAAAGATGATATTGTGGAGATTACGGATGTTAATACCCGTGCTAAAAGTCCCAAAACTTGCAACAATAATTGAATCAGTTTCAGTTTCTGCGATTGCTCTAATTTGTTCTCTAGTTTCGGCATCAGTTCCTCCATATACAAAAAATAGTTTTCTATCTTTATGTTTTTCTGTTAATATAAGATCATGTATAGCTTTACCATGATCTATTATATGAAATAATACTAACGTATTACCTTTTTGTATGACAGTACATTTACTAATAAATTTATTTCTTGGTTCGTACTTTGTTAAAAAATCTATTTCTTGTTTATAGTCAAACGTCTTTGCAATCTTTTTTACTTGATCACTATATTTTAATGTAATGCATTGTATCTTAAAATCTGCTAAATGTTTATCATCTATCAATTTTTTAGTTGTTACAGTTTGATAGACAGGACCAAACAAACCTTCAAGAACTAACTTATGTGTTTGAGAACCATCTAATGTTCCTGTAAACCCAAATCTATATTTAGTGTTAATTAACTTCTCCATAATCTTAGTTAAACTTTTAGCTTTATACAGATGGGCTTCATCACCTATAACAACATCAAACTGATCAAAGTAGTTTGGATCCATTTTATATATTGATTGCCATGTTGATATAACAATTCTATCATCTGTCGTTTTCTCTTTACCACTCATTATAACATGAATGTTTTCTTTACAATTATAACTTTCAAAGTCTGTCTTCATTTGATAAACTAAACTTGTAGTAGGTACTACAATCAATACTTTCTCATCTTTATAGTGTTGTGTCAACATATAAATTATTAAACTTTTACCACTAGCAGTTGGTGAAAGTACTAATTGTCTTTCATTAAATATACATTGTTTGAATGTTTGTAATTGATAATCTCTTGGTACTAAAGGTAAGTTAAATTTTTCAATATCAAATAAAGGTGTTACTTTTTTATCTGTATATTTCTTTTCAACTTTATATCCTCTTTCCTCAGCAAACTTAGCACAGTACTCAACTAAACCTTTGTAAATCTTTTTAGTTTGTCCGTTATATAATCTAACCTTACCATCCCAAAACCTACTTCTATAAGCAGGCATAAATTTAGCACCTGGTACTTCAAATGTAAAGTAATCTACTAACTCTTGTTTTATTCCATTATCTGCTATAACTTTAGCATGGACTTCGTTTACGTGTTCTATAATCACTGTATCACGTTCCACCGAATTGTGTAAGTCTTCTCCAGTCAATGGCTGCACGAATCTGAAATCCTCTGTTGTTAATATTCTTTAATATATCTTCACAACAACCAACAAGTTCTTCTTGATATGCAATCTTAGATATGAGTTTAATCATATCTTTATCTGCATCAACATAGTTGTGCACATCTTGCTTCAAGATAACTTTTGGCCAGGGTTCACGATTCAGTTCATTTAGATCCTCAGGATTATTCAATTCACCCCTGTAATATTCACCAAGAGTTTTAGATAAACCTTTATGCTTTATCCTCAAACTCCTCAAAGTCAATTTAGCTTGATAGTAGATCTTCAAATACTTTCCATGCAGAATTGGTATATTTAAACTCTCTGCATCTAAGTCTGTATCATCAATCTTACAATCAATCTTCCATGAATCTAATAACTCTTCAAGTTTCATAGATCCATTATACTATATTATCTATACATTTACAACAGTAAAACTTCTATATCTAAATGTTACATCAGCTTCTAAGTATGCAACATCCGATCCCGTAACGTCAAATTGTAAAGGAGATAAATTTGTTGGATATATGTCTGCAAAGGATATTCTTTTGTTTGGATTTTGTGAGCTTGTTAGTATGACTAAAGCAGCATCACTATATACTCCAGCTAAACCTGGTCCTATTTTACCAACACCAGATGTTGGTCTATTGGATCCATCCTGCAGTGCTTTATACTGATCAGTGTCTTCTGGTGTACCTAAACCAGTTAACCATTCATATATCTCAAGATAATTCTTCATGTCTTCATCCACTCTAAATCTAATATCTAGTGGAGAATATTCTAATTTTGTTCCAGCAAAAGGTAAGTTAAGTAATGGGTTAGGTAATGTTAATTCTGTTAATGCAACAGCTGGCAATCCAGCACTTTGACAAAAATAGTTAACATTAGGCAACTTATCTACTATAAAT